AACGATAGGACGGTCCTTCATCATGTACGGGTTTTCTTTAGCCATCAGCACATGACCGTTACAGATAATGACTACAGCTTCCACCATGTTAGCGTAGTCATCAAACTCTCCGTAGAGCGACTCAGCCTCTTCAGACTCTTCGTACTCTTCGTCATTGCCTTTAAGATACTCTGCAGGCACTAGACCATAGTAACGAATCACTAGAGCTTTGTCTTTAGTAAACGGAGCGTCTTCCGTTACCGGCTCTTTATCGGTTTCAAAGACTGATTCATTGATAGGGCATTTGCGATACGTTCCATCTTCCATTCGTTCAACCAAACGAAACAAAGGAACATACTCTTCAACAGCACAGCCCAATGAGTCTTCTACGTCACGCGCATTAGGATCAATCAGGAAGTTCCTGGGATGCACCGGATAGGGCTTTACAGACTTTCTAGTGTTCTCAGTAACACCAACAGCTTTCATGCCCTGTACGGGCGTTGGAGCCGACGCAGGCTGTAGCATAGGCTCCTCAGAAATAACAATCTCTGCAATGCCTGTGCCGTATACTTCAGCATTTGTGTTAACCTGACTGATGATCTTTTTGACACGATCACGCTTAAAGTCCACCATGAGTGCAGCTTTTAGCTGTGCTACGTCTTGCGGGTTTTGATCGTCATCGTCAATATCAAACCACAGGTTCTGACCAAAGATAGCTTCTTCAATCTCAGTACGCCTGCTGTCGATAGCGTGTTGAATGGCTGGCGTAACCATACGAGAACGCTCAGATTGACGGTTTTTGTCAGAGCCTGACCATTGGCCTCGCCACATACGCTCATACTCATCCCAATCAGGCTCAAAGTTAGCGCGGCGATGGTCCCGCCATGTGTCTGTCTTGTCAATGACAAACGCTGCCAACTCCAACAGATGCTGTGGGGTTTTATAGCCGGTATCGTCTTCGTAGTTGTCCATTAGTATCCTGCCACTTCGTCGTAGATTTCAAAAGAATCATCGTCCTCTCGCTCTACCGGAGTAGTAGCTACTTGGTCGATGTAGCTTAATGCATCAATCAGGTCATCATGAGTTTTAGAGTCCGGGAATTGCAACAACTGGTCTACAAAGTCCCTATTCCAGTCTCCACGGTTAAGTTTAATCCTGCCGTGTTCCATTCGTCCTTGCAAAGACCACACAATGCGGTCTGTCTTAGCCCTGTTGCCATGCGTTAGGGTTTCAATGTGAATAAAAAACCGTAACCGCTGCATCAAGTCTTTTAGGTAATGCGTAACAGCGTTCTTTAACGCTCCTCGCTCAATACCGACTACCAAGGCTTTGTTGTCTCTAGCAGCCTTTAGAATGCGTACAGCACATTCCCTAATATCCCACCGTCCATGTTGAATCTCTTTGACCCACCAACCATTACGATGTACTTTGACAATTGCAATAGCTGTTTCATCTAGACGTTTATTCTTGTTTGCTTTCTCTTTGGCAACTTCTTCAAAGCCTGCCAAGTCTACAGCGATATAATAATCTCCGTCTTCTGGCTCATCTTCAGAGAACTTAATCCATTCTTCTTTAAAGATGTCAGAGGCTGCTGCTTCAAAGGAAGCCATGAACTCCTGCCTGAAAGCAAAAGAGGACATGGTTTTCTTTGCAGCATCAATTTCCTGTGCGTCTAGAAAGGGGTTGTCATAGCTTGTGTAGTGAAAGGCTTCCCATTCTGGATCATCCCCTTTTTCGGCATAGTTAAAGGTATCGTAAAAGTGGTTACGTCCTTTGGGAGTACCAATAAACAAACAAGGGGCTTTAGCACGAGCTAGAGCAGGACGAATAATCTGCTCGAAGACCATAGGCTTCATATCGGCATATTCGTCAATCACGCAGCCTGCTAAACCAACTCCTCGAAGCGTATCATGCCTGTCAGAACCTTTTAGAGCTATCCTGGTGCCATTAATTAAAGTCAGAACACCAGTATTTTCATGAGCAGAGCTAATAACGTCCCTACCTAGTTCCTTTAGAGTTGTCCAGATAACGTCTTTAGCCTGTTGGAACGTAGGAGCGACATAAAACACCAGTTCTTCAGTGTTATTGTTTTGTAACCCCCAAATCAGAAGCTTCCAAGCTGCCAACCTAGTCTTACCAAACCGCCTACCAGCAGCGACTACTGGGAACCTAGCAGTTGAGTTAAAAACTTCTAACTGTTTAGCGTGTAGTTGTACGTTTATAGTTGCCATGCAGTATCAGTACAAAAAAGGATCGTCCAAGCCCGATAGAGATGGGTCAATACTTAAAACATCTGTAACCATTAAGTTTTGAGGAATCGCGCCTTCTGCTTGAAGATTTCTATGCAAATTGTTTTGCGTCATTCGTGCTTCAGCTTCGCCGTGTAAACGAAGATATTTGGTTTCAGCTTCTTTTTTACGAGTTTTTAGTGCCTGACTTTCAAGTTCTAGCTTTCGGCGTTGATTAATATATAAAGCAAGTTTTCCTGGGTCTATGACGCCTCTGTATTGGTTTACAATGTTTTGATAATCTCTAGGTTGTAGTCTTTTACTAAAAGGAACAGAAACAACTAATTTTTCTACTTGATCGTACAAGTTTGCTAATAGTTCCGGCTGAGCTTCTTTAGGGCTTTTAACAAATGGAAGAAGTTCTTTAAAGATTTGTTGATTACGTTGGTTTACTGATGCAATGTCTGTATAGACATTTGGGTCAAACATCTCTGGCGAACCACCTCCTTGCTTTCCAGTCATGCTTTGAACTTTATGCTGCAGCTCATGCATACCTATACCGTATGGAGAAGAAGCTTGATTTGGTTGAAATACGTTTTTTTCTTTGGGTTTAATATAAAGAGCATCGTCCCAAAACATACCACGAGTCCCTGGGTCGGTAACAATTGTTCTTCCTTGAGAATCAGTAATTTTAGGAGCTAAAGTCCTGACATCTGTAGAAGACAGGCTTGGAAATTGATTATAAAGCTCAGGATGGTTTAAAACTTCACCAAGCGGAATAGACTCAGTTGTACTACGTTTACCTGACAAAACTTCATTAGAAAAGTTATCAAAAACCGGAGAGTTCCATTTAGCTCCAGCATCAGAGATATAGCCCATCCATTGATTTTTTGAATTACGATAAACCCCAGACTTACCAAAAGCAGCCCTTGTAGCTGTTTTATCGTCTAGCCCAGATGCTTTCATAGCTTTGTAGGTGTCTTCAAAGAGCTTGATAGCTTCGTTAGCTGGACGCCCATAAACAATAGCATTAGCATCATCAGCTTTGATTAACGACAATCCTGCAACTGCAGCCTTGCCCAAAGCTTTCCCAAACATCCCGGAACCAGCACCTATGTAGTTCAGCGGATCAGTTGCCTGTTCTACAGCAAAATCCTTCATTTGCTCTTTGCCGCGCTGAGCAGCCTTGATCTGGCCCTCTAGTTCAGGGTTCCAATGCTCATACTGTCCGGTAGTGGGGTTTAAAGGCATTTACAGGCTCCTGGAGCGATTATTCTTCATCAGGTAATACCTCCCTAGCTTCTACGTCAAAAACCTCGTCAGAGGGCTGTATAGACGTTTCTGAGGCATTTACGATATTGATGGTGACAGCAGACCCTTTTGAACGAGCATCTTTCTCAAACAAAGAGGTTGGTAGCAAACGATCCATACACATCTTTAACGCAGCCATCTGACCAGGGTGTGCGTCATCCTGAGCAATCTGAAGCACTTTATCAATAACACGAGTACCCGAGGTGGATAGTAAACGAGCCTTAAACTCATTGATCCTTGCTGTGTCGCCTGCTGGTCTTCCACGAGCAACACGATTACCCTTCTTGTTACTTTCGACAAGAGCTTTAGATGGTCTTCCTTTTTTGTTCTTCTTAGGCTTTTCAGCCTGCACAGTCTGTGTAGACTGAATAGGTTCTGTAGTAGTCATAGTTGTCCTAAAAGGGCTATGTAGGCTAAATAGTCTATAAGTAATAAATATTAAGAATAAATAATTAATTAACTATAAGCTATTTAGTGCTAAGTAGGTCTATGTAGACTATTATAGCATACTTTATAGAAAAAGTCAAGCTGTTTAGCTATATAGGGCCTGCGGTGTACATGGTCGTAGGCTATGCGGGGCTACATTGTTTACTACCAAGCCTCCGCAGCCCCTGCAAAGTCTACTTTATTGATTTTAAATAAGAATTATTCTCATTTAGACTACTCAGAACTTAACAGATTTTATTGTTTTTTAGCAGACTTTAGCGGACTTTAAAGGGCTTTAGAGTCTATGCAGTCTCTTTTCCTATTTTACCTTCTCGTATACTTGCTAGGGTACGTAAATTTATACAGACTGCACAGTCCCCCCTCCCCCCCATGCACTATAA